CCAGAACCGCCATTCATGTTGGAATTACCGTTTGTCAGCATAAAAACCTCTACATAGCGGGTGGTGCAGCGCCTTCAGGCGTTGGTTGCTGCTGTTTTTGCATTTCTTGCGCTGCTTGTTGAGCTTGCTCCATCTTTCGGAGATCTTCTTTGAGCAATTGCTTCATCGGAGGCTCCAAAATGTCAATCAAACGCTCTTTGGTGATCGCACCACGGTCTGCAAGCGCAAATGCAAGGCTTCGCAGGTCTTCTGTGAAGATCGGTGAGTTGGAATGAGCATCCACTTTCACCACAAAGTCCTTCGTGAACTGGTTTGCAATGAACTTATCACCCTGATCATCGGTGTAAATGCGATCAGAATAGGTTTGCATGGCCTTTAAGTACAGCGTTGCCATCTTTTCTAACGCATCTTCAATGATTAATGCACGTTTTTTGGCCCTCGAAGACCCCAAACGTGCCAATTGCGAGGCGTGACCAGCACTTCTAACGCCTGATTCACCCCTGCCTTGCAACACATTGACAATGCCCGAGGCTTCTTCAAACATCTGATCAATCTCTGCAATCTCTCTAAAGAGATCATTAGGGATTGATGGCGCCATTTGCTCGACTTTGGCATTAGGCATGTCCGTAGAAAGCAAGCCACCAACGCGGTTAAGCGCAAAATTCTTCTCATCAAGCAAGCCTGTAAAGCCAATAAGCGCTGTAGGCGGTGATACTTGCTTGGATAAAAGGTCAAGAATCTCTTGCATCCGCTTATTGCGCATGTCTTGCAAGAAAACCAGCCTTGCAACCTCAGAAATGCCCCAGTAGTAATCGTATTGCGGGGTTGGACAGAGCTGAATAAAGGGTAGTTCACCCTTCAAAAACATACTTTCGCCTGCTCGGTCGTAGATGATGACGTTAGGATCAGCAATGGTGACGCACTGATAGTCATCAGTCATGTCATTCCAGACCCATAGTTCAGTCATCTTGATCGTATCTTCAGCCACACGAGCCTTATATTGCTGCATCCCAGCAATATTGAGGTTCACATTACCGTACATCGTTGGATCAGTGGCCGACAGAATCAAACGCTGAATACCATCAGGTACTTGGTTTTCTTGGCTTTGCCCCATTTGCAAGCGAGCTAACAGTGCTTCACGTTGCGGATGCGAGTAAAGCCTGGCGTATAGCTCAGAGCGTGTGATGTAGTAAATCTGAATCAACGCTTCTTGACGATCCGTGTGAGGTGTATCTTCTCGATACACGCCAATACACCGTGGATCAACCATATATGGATGCAAGCCATTCTTCTGAATGAGCTTAATGAAGGTGGAGTTGTAGCAAAGCGCCCAGTTCAACGCTTGGGCAAACACCTGATCAGCGTTGCTATTGAGCCAATCGTCATTCAGAGCGCCTGTAAGCGAAGGAATCTTGGTTTGTTCGTGCTTATTGACTGAGGCGCCAAGCGAAATCGTAAAGCGTGTGGTTTCTGCTGAGTAGAGAAAGGAGGAGAGCTGATCAATGTGCGGGTAAATCTTGTTGTAGTACGCAGGCGGTGCATCCAACCCCGCACCAAAGAGATAGTAAGAGCGCAGCGAGTCATAAGTTCCCGTGCGCTCTTGAATGCTGACGGAGCACTTATCTACCAAGTCATTGTAGAAATACTCTCTTTGGATGGGATCGTCAGGAATTCTCATGTAGGCAACTTTAAGTTCTCATGATCACGAATGACCACCGAAGGCGTTGGTTTGCGCAATGCTATACCACTTTCTTTGACAGCAGACAAGCCCCCAACGGTTTCTCCGCGTATCGAATTCAGATTGTAGTTGCCTAATTGTTTGGGGTTACCCCACTGCACGGCAAATGGATTCTGTGGTTGTGAGGCTTGTTTATTGCCAAGCAAGGCATGTTGTTGGTGATCACCTTCACGCGAGGACTTAATGTCACTCATGCCGTAGTCTTTGGCTAATTCTCTGAGCGTGGTGTCAGCATGTTTGGTGGAATCTGACTTCATGCCCACAGCTTGCAAGAACACCATTTGTACATCGGATGTACATCCATGCGGGCATACAGGCTCTCTGCTTTCAAAAAAGCCATGTGCTGGGCATTTGTAATCATGAACGACTGCCATAGTTTCTCCTTAGTTGCTGGTCAAGATCAGGACGTTGATAGTCTTGGGATTTAGGCCGAATACCAAGATCAAGTTTGAATCCATTGCCATCAAAGGTAACGAGCCTGCGCTTTACCATTTGCGGCTTGGGTTGCTTGCGAAACTCCACATACTTCTTACCCGACTTCACCATGACAGCGACTTCGCCATTGACCCAGTGCTCATAAGCACGGTTCACACGGGTCTGTACAAGTTCGGTTAGCGGGTATTTGCCATTGAGAAACACATCTCTGAGATGCAAGGGGTCAAGGCCGCATAGCTCAGCAAAAAGGGCAATGGAAATACCGCGTTTCTTATCACGCATAAACGCAGGAATGACTTTCATCATTTGACGTTTACTGAGGCCCAACGCCAATAGCCTTTAAGTAGTTGTTGATTTGCTTATCCACCACTGGCACTTGCACCGGTGTTATGGCCTCTTCTTTGCGATCACGCGTCATACGCATTTGCAAGAGCCTTGGCATGAGCTGTTCAGCAAAGGCAACGCACCCAAGGGCAGTTGCAATCACACGATCATCCTTATTGCGCCCATAGGCAGCAATAGAACCCTGATCTCTCACAATGGATTTCATCTCTTCCAGTAAATCCATTGAGTAGACATTCATCATCCCGCGCTCGAAATAGTCCTTAAAGTAATTCAGCATCCGTTCTTTGGATGAATGCGTGGTGAGATAGCCAAGCGAGTTCGAGACGCCACCCAAGGAATCATTACGCCGCCAAAGGTAATGCTGCATGTGGGATAGCACATCCATTAAACCTCTAGCCTTGCGCGGCTCCATCGTTTGCGCCTGGCGTTTAAGGTTGCGCATCTCATTGATGACAGCCTGTCCAGGGCCATTGACTTCTAAGTTAAGGGTGGAGTTCTTATAAGCCCCTGCCAGGTAGCAGACAACCCAGGCGAACTGGTAGGTATTGAGTTCAGAGGTAGCGAATTCCGCAACCTGATCAAGTCCATCTGCATAGCAGCGGTAGATTTGGATGCAGAAACGATCAGCCCAGTCGCTGCTTCCATATGCTGGATCAGCACCGATGACGTAGTAGGCGTTTTCAATCGGCTCCTCCCATACTTTCAGCGTTGCCATGCGCTCTGTTGAGTTAATTAACTCAGTGTCTTCAAAATATTGTCCCATTGAGAAGCGGTAGAACCGAGGTAACAACTGCTTAGCAACCTTAGCTTGATCAGTGCAACGGGCGTGTGAGAAGAAACTAGAACCCGTCATGATAAAGGCATAGTCTTCAGTCGGTGGAAACTCCTGATACATGAGGGCTTCATCCTTAATCCCCTCATTCATCTTCCATCGCCACCAGGCAATCTGCCTTGAATTGATCTCTACCTGGTAGAGCTTCTTAATCTCTCTTGTCCATTCTTTCTCTTCAGGACTTAGCTTGCCATCCCAGTACACCTTGTAGACGTCTGACTTGGCATCGGCACTGTAGAGTTCATTGCGCCACCAGCCACAAAAGATAGCTTTTTGCGTTCTTGCACGTTTAGCCACTGTCCACATGTCATGCCACATGTTGAACCCACGCGCTGTGCTCTCAAAAAGGTAAAGCCTATTGGGGTTCTTTTCTGCTAACGAAGCTAGCAAGGAAGCCAATCCTTCTTCATCACCCCAAGAAGAAGTCTCTGTGCCATGCAAGTAGGTAATACCTTTACCACGACCTAATGAACCCTTAGCTCGCAAGCCTGCTACCTGGTAGAAAAGCCTTGATCGATTCTTTAAGACCATCTGATTCCTGTTATGCGTCATTAAAGGAATCTTGTACTCCGGTGGTAAACCATCCATGTACATGGCAAGTGTGGTTCTGAACTGGTCTCGGTTCTCTTCCGTATCGGTAGTAAGCGTTCCTTGAAACCCAGGGTTCTTAAAATGCCAGTAAAGATCAAGTGCAAGCGATATGGTTGTAATCCCAAGCTGTCTACCTTTAAGAATTACAAAGAAGTGAATGTCGTTATTGAGACCCTTGGCAATCTCTTGCATCACATAGGTTTGGCTGCCAAGCAAACGATTACCTAAGCGTTGTATGCCTAGCTCTTTGGTTTCAACCTTCAGTTCTTTGCAGAACTTGTAGAAGTGATTCAGATCAAACTTCATTCAATGCCTGGTTCATATTCGTAATAAGTGCAAACCTTCTCTGCCAGCAAGCCATCTCGGATGCAGATCAATACCACCTCCTTACCATCATCACTTTCCTTTAGTCCAATCTCTTGGCTGTAGTGGCAGTTTCTGCAATCTGGCTTCAATTCCATAGTTTTCCTTTAACCACAACACCGTCTTTTGCTCATCAGCACTCAAAGGACGTTTCTTTCTCTCATCTTCATACCACTTCATCGCCAGATACGGATAGCTTGGATCACCCTCTGCATACTTCGTAATCCATCTCACCGCATCATCATGCTTCACTCAATCCTCCACACCCTTACACCATTCTCTACCTTCCTTGCTGTGAACTTCTTTCCCGTTCTTCTCCACTCTCTATAGTTAGCATTACATAGCTTCGATAGATCACCTCCTTCAAGGTAGAAACTATCTCCTAGTTCTAACTGATCATAAGGGTATTTAGGCCCTGTCTTCCTCTCCGGTATATCTAAACCTCTCTCTAACGTAAACATCTCGTACATCTCCTAGTTAACTAGTATGTGATAGTAACTTATGTTTATGCTCTTTATGTAGTTGCCTATGGTGTTGTGTACAAAGCCAAACCACGTCTAAGGGCCTAGAGTAATCAGGATGATGGCCTTCAACCTTTACTTCTCCGCATATAAAACACGGTGACTTCACAAGTTTTCCGCTCAAAAGCGCATCTCTAACAATCCACTTAACTTTTAGTTTGTCTTTGTTTTGCTGCCACCATTCTCTTTTTTTACGGGTTGAGTAACCAGGATTGGCTTCATTCCACGCCTTTTGATAAGCCTTCTTATCTTTCGTTTTTTGTTTCCAGTCTGCTGGTTTGTTGGCATTCTTTTTCGCTCTGTACGCTTTCTGGTAAGCGCTTATGCACGACTTGCAAACTAAATTGTCAACATAAAAAGAGTCACTGCTTTTTTTCTCTTTGCACTTAGAGCATTCTTTCATCTGAGGCGTCATATCAATCTCCATACTAGAAAAACATTTCCAGTATACCTGCGTTTTCCTTGGGGCGGGGATGGTAGTGGTGCACCCAAATCCAGACCCCCCGTCCCATTCGCTTGCGCCAAGAGCGATCGATCTGCGCGACTGGTTGCGGCCAATTGCTACCCGATCAACCTCGAGCACATGCCTGCTCATGCACTGCGTAGGGGGGAAAGGTAGACGGTCTAGCCCCTTGTACCCATTGCCGATTGATGCACCGGGCGTATAGATAAC